GCTACATACACTCCAGACAATGTACTCAATTGGGAATATTCTCGCAACATAGCTGGTAAGATGGTTCTTGACCATATTAAAGTTAAAGAATCAGACAACAGTGAACAAATGGTTATTACATGTTGGTATCCTGAATACATTGTACGCTATGTAGTATCTAAAGATGAAAATGGTGAACCACATACTATTTCTAGTCAAGAACAGTTTGATAACCCATTAGGTTATATTCCGTTTGTTAACCATATGCCATTACGCAGTCCTGTACAAGGTGTAGGCTACAGTTTAGTAGCTGATGTTGCAGATGGTCAGAGGATGATCTATAATTTATTAAGCGAATTAGAGACTACTATAAGAATAAGCGGACACCCTACATTAGTTAAGACACAAGCAACCAGTGCCGCAGCAGGCGCAGGTGCTATTATTCAAATGGATAACGATATGGATCCAGGACTTCGCCCATACTTACTACAGCCAACAGCTGCAGGAGTAGGTGGTATCCTAGACAGTATTGATAAAATAGTTGAAGGCATACAGCGTATGACGCATACAGCCGCAGTACAAGCAACTAAAAATGCTCCAATTTCTGGGACGGCATTAATGGTGGAACGCCAATTATTAAATGCAAAACTAACAGACATTGCAGACACACTACAAGAAACAGAATATAAGTTATGGGATATATGGTTTAACTGGCAAGCAATTGAACAACCAGAAGAATTTAATATTACATACTCAATGAACTTTGATGCAAAAGATCAACACAGTGAGGTTGAACTGTATCGCAAATCAATAGAAGTAGCACCAAATGCTGCTCTTGTTAAGTATTTGCAAGCAGATGTAGCAAGGATGCTGATTGATGACCCAGATGACCTAAACATTGTCTTAGCTGACATGCATAAAGTCGATGAGTTAACTGAAGCAACACACGAAATGCCAGACGGTACTGTAATGCCAGGAGCAATACATGGTGATTTACCAGAGGCATAAATAACATTATACTAGTTTACGATAGTAAATTAGATTAACCCCCAATAGGAGAATACGGATATGGACGACAATACCATAGTAAATACTGAAACTGATACTACTGGAGTACAGGATTCAGGAGCAAGTCAAGATAAAATCCAGGAAGCTACTAGCTTCTCACAAGAAGATGTCGATAAGATAGTTGCAAAACGCTTGAAACAAGTGAATAAGAAATACGAAGGTATTAATGTTGATGAATATCAACAACTTAAGAGCTTACAAGAGCGAGTTGAAGAGCAGGAATTAATGGATCGCAAAGATTTTGATGTTCTCTTAAAGAAGACTAAAGACAAGTATGATAACGAAGTTGTTACACTTAAAGGTCAACTAGAGAGTGTTAAGATTGATGGTGCATTGATTGATGAAGCTTCCAAGCAGAAAGGGATTGCACCTGAGCAAATTTCTAAGTTGCTTCGCGATAGTGTCAAGTTGAACTCTGAAGGTGAAGTAGTAATCAATGATAAAGACGGACAAGTCCGTTACAATGATGAAGCTACTCCAATGACAGTAAAACAACTTGTAGGAGAGTTTTTGGACACAAATACTTTTTATCGTGCAGCAGGTCCAACGGGGACACAGAGCGAAGGCAATGTCAGTATAGCAGACAAACAGAAGTTTGATCTGGGGTCACTTGATATGACCAACCCTGAACACCGTAAAATCTATAAACAGATGAAGGCGTCAGGTAAACTATAAACTTAAATAAGGATAATAATCATGGCTTTTAATACAGCATACGATCTAGAGGCGCTTATGGTGCCAACCCGCGCAAGTGCAATTTTCACAGCGCAAGAGAATTCTTTGTACCTTCCAGGTACAATGATTCCACAAGTAAAAGTGAACTCAGGTTCATTTTCAATCCAAGTACCAGTATTTGGACAAGTAGCAGCAACAGAACTTACAGCAGCAGCTCACCCAGGTGATGACTTTGCAGTAACTAATGTAACAGCAGCTAAAGTTAGCATCGACGCTAACATCTACGCCGCTCGCGATGTAATTCGTGACTTAGGCGATATCGACCCTATGGAATTAGGTCGAGTACTTGGCAAAAGTGTAAGTTTGGCTTTCGATTCTTCGGTAGCAACGCTAATGACTTCAGCTACTATTACTCAAACAGCAGTAACAGGCGGAGCAGTAACTACTACTGAATTGTTTGCAGCAGCAGCCGTATTACGCGGTAATGGCGAAATGGGTCAGCTTTATGCAGTCCTTTCACCAGCAGCGGCAGCAGGCTTACTAACTGAAATTGGTACAGCAGCTTATGCAGGTTCTAACTTGCAAAATAATGCAATGACTAACAGCTATGTTGGATCAGTGGCAGGTATTTTAGTATACCAAAGTGCATCAACTGTATCTGGCGCAGATGGTTGTGTCTTCTCTGAAGATGCATTCCGTATTGCAATGTTTAAGAATGTTGATCTAGAAGCACAGCGTAGAGCTGCAGCAGTTGGAACAGACATCGTTGCATCACTACACGCAGGTGTTGGTATCACTGATATCACTCGTGCATATAGAATGACTACTGCTTAATATTAAGCAATAAGAGCAGTGGGCATTAGTCCACTGCAATAAACCTGGAGACAAAGATGACATTTGCTACAAACCAAATACTACAAGAATATGTAAACGACATCTTCGAACACGGAGTTGATGACTGGACAGACGAGTTAAACAAAGCAGAAGGTGATGTGATTAATCAGATCAAAGTCCGCTATTGGAACAAGATGCATAGTAGAAGTGCTTTTGATAAAACAAAACTTACATCTACACAATGGTCTCGTGCCACTGTTTACCGTGCCTTAAGCGCACACATTATGCCCAAGTTATCAACATACAGAGTCGACGATGTGTTCATGGAGCAAATAAAGTTTTATAAAGAACAATACGCTGAGGAACTAGACACACAATTTGCAGTAGGTATCGAGTATGATGCTGATGCTAGTGGTAGTGTTGACCCGGAAACGGAAGTAACTGAGTGGGATGTTACAAATAGGCTTTATCGATGAGCAGTATACGAGAACAAATAGTAGCCGAGATTTACAGTACTCTACTTAATCAGAGAACTGTGAAGCTTGGGGTAGTAAAGCGTGATCCAGTTATCCCTGATGAATTACCTAGGACTGGTTTTCCAGCACTAAGTATTGAATCCACTGACGAAGAAAGAATACCACTGACAAGCACTATGTATGAAAGTACAATGGAAGTTGAATGTGTTGTTTATGTTAATGGAAGCAACAGAGATAGCCAACGCAATGAAGTACTGTTTGCGGTTGAGAATAAAATCTTAGCCAGTAAAGAGGTAAAGGCTTTGGTGAGTGACATTTATGTTACCAGGATAGAGAACATAGAGAATGGTGAAGCTAGTCCATACGCAAGTAGTAGATTAGTCTTTAATGTTCGCTATTGTTATTAATGTTTAATATAGGAGAATATAAACATGGCATGTTATGAAGGACGCAATGGCGTCGTAAAAACAGGTGTAGTAGGATCTGAGGTAGCTGTTGCACAGTTAACTTCTTACACTATTACAGAGACAGCTGACACAGCTGAATGTACACACTTTGATACCGCAGGTTTCAGAGAGTACAAAACTACTTTCCGTTCATGGGAACTAAGTGCAGATATGGTTTGGGATCGTCAAGACGGTACTTTAACTGTAGGTAGTGAAGTAGCAATCGAAGTATTTCCAGAAGGTGACAGCGCGGCTGCTACTGACTGGTTAATCTCTGGTGCAGTTGCAATTATTACATCTATGGATGTAACAGCAGCAACGGAAGACAATGTTACAGCCTCTGTTACAATGCAGGGTTCTGGTGCATTGGTTCGCGCAGCGGCAGGTTAATACTTATTATGGGCAATCAAGCAAAGCGAGTTATGAAAGACTTACACCGTGAGATTGCCCATGACTTCGATCTGTGGAACAAGGATTTACAAAAGAATCTTATATCCACAACACCAATCCAGGTGGGAACAGCCCGTCGAGGATGGAAGAATAAATACAATAACGAAATAGGAAAACAAAGAAGTTTCGTTATAGCAGAAAATAAAGTCCCCTACATTGGTGTCCTAGACACTGGTAGCAGTAAGCAAGCGCCGCGAGGCATTGTGCTTCCTGCATTAAAACAAACAAAACAAGGATAAAATAAAATGAGCGTAATTAATAAAGCAAGTGATCACTTTAAAGAGATCATCTCACAAGGAATGAAAAGTGTTGAAGTACCTGAATGGGGTTCAACATTATATTTTAAGGCGGCAGTAAGTTTTGCAGCCGAGCAGCAAGTAATACAATTACACACAGAAGGTAAACAAGTTGAGGCTTTATGCCACAGTTTAATTAACCGTGCGTGTGATGCAGATGGCAAAAAAGTATTTAAGTCAGCTGATAAAGTTATACTAATGAATAGCGTAGACCCAGCAGTAATCCTGCGTGTAGTAAACTCAATGAATGCTGATGTGGAAGCAGAAGACCTGGGAAACTAATAAAGGACAAGGAGATATTCTTCTTGTTCCAGTTAGCAGAGCAACTTCATATGCCAGTTGGTGAGATGATGAATCGTCTCACAAGGACAGAGCTCCAAGCATGGGCCAAGTACTACGAACATAAGGCAAAACTAGCCAAAGGGAAATAAGACACATGACAACTAGATATGATATAATAATTAAAGCAAATGACAAGGCCACTAGAACACTTGGCAAGGTCAACAAGCAAGTTAATACTTTAGGTAAGTCAGCCGGAGGTGCAAAGAAAGCACTTGCCGGCGTTGCCGCTGCAGTTGCTGCAATTGGAGTAGGAAAAGTAGTTAAAGGCATAGTAGATCAATACCGTGCTTATGAAAAATATAACACCGTCCTTAACACCTACTTGGGTAGTCAGGCAAAAGCAACAGCAGAGCTTAAACGACTTGACACATTAGCCAAAAAGCTACCACAAGAACTAGGTGATATAACCGAAGCGTTTGTGTTGTTTACAAGTCGTGGACTAGACACAAGCTCAAAAGGCTTAACAGCTTTCTCAAACATTGCAACAGCAAACGGCAAGAGCTTAACACAATTAGGTGAAGCTGTAGCTGATGCATTAACTGGTGAGTTTGAAAGACTTAAAGAGTTTGGTATTAAGGTATCAAAGGAAAATGGTAAGTTTGTAGCAGACATTGGCAACGGACAATCAATTATAGCCAACAGTAGTACTGAACTAGTCAACAAGTTAAAACAACTTGGTGAAGAAGGTGGCAAGTTTGGTAGAGCAGCAGGAATTAACGCAACAACATTAGATCAAGCCTTTAGTAACTTAAATGGACAGTTGTTTAGTACAGCAGTTACAATTGGTGCAGAACTTAAACCAGCACTACGAGATGTAATAAATCTAACAACAGAATGGTTAGATAAAAATAACGAATTAATTAAAAGTCTTAGCACAGAAGTTGGCAAAGGGCTAACAAGTAGCTTTAAGGCAATTGGAACAGCACTAGGATTCCTAGCAGATAACTTTGAAGCAATTAAAAATGCCGCATTGTTCCTTATCTTTACAAGATTAGCCAGTAGTGTAGCTACACTAGTTGGTAAGATGGCAACCTTTACAGCCGGAGCAAAGGGATTTAAAGGCTTCTTTAGTGGTATAGGCAAAGCAGTTAAACTAGCAGGCGCAAGCATTGGCAGGTTCATGTTAGCTGTAACAGGCATTGGACCAGCAATGAGATTGCTTGCTCCATTATTATTAAACCCATTTACAGCTATCCCGGCAGCAATTGTAGCCGCAGTAGCTGGTGGATTGTGGTATTTTAGAGACGAAACACTTAAACTTGGTGAAACTACTGCAACAATGGGTGAACTTGTGGCAGCAGTATGGTTTGCAATGAAGAAATATGTAAGAGGTATAGTCGTAAGCATTAATACTTATTTCTCTGATTTATATGACAATATAAAAACTGGCGTTGGTAGAATGGTGCAAAGATTTGCAAGAAAGTCAGGTGAACTACTTGGATATATTAAGCAGTTTATTAATACTGGCATAGGACTGTACTCAGGACTGTTCCAGTTTATATTTAAAAATGTTAAAAATCTACCTAGTATGTTCCTACAAGCACTCAACAGTAGTTTAAGTCTTATTGGTGGATTTGTTAGCAGAGCAAGCAGTCAAATTGGCGAACTATGGGATTACATAACTAGCTTTGGTGAAGATAAAGTACAAAATATGTTTAGTGGACTTGGCGCTGATTTAGCATCAGAGCTAGATAAAATAACAGATACTATTGACCCTGTTGATTGGAAAACAATATTAAATGTAGACTATCTTGGTGAAGCT